TCAACAGCCTGCTCCGATGACAGTTCCTCAACAGCAACCTGCTCAAACACTTGAGCCGCTTCCTCATTCGTCAACACCGCCAACACTGCCGGCTCGGATGCTACGGAGACGGCTTGGTCGGTGGTGAGGGCGAAGGCGAGCAGCTCGGTGACGATGGCTTTGACTTCTGCTGGGGTTGCTTGCTCGATGTTGGCTAGGGCTTCAACTACAGCTTCATCGCTGATGGGTGGGAGTGGTGCGTCTTCGGCTGGTTCGCTTGTCTCAGGGGCTTGTGGTGCTTCTGGTGCCGTGTCTGGTGGCAGGGGCTGGGTGTCTGGGGGTGGGGGGACGGTATCGGGTGGCTCGACGAACGGTAGCGTTTGGGGTGGCTGAACAGTAGCGTTTGGCGGTTCTGGCATCGTGTCAGGGACAGGAGGAAGTAGTGGTTCTAGTGCGACTGGCACTGTGGCTGGTGGTTCAGGTTGTGTCTCTGGTGGGGCTGGCATTGTTGTGGGTGGTGGAGGAACCGTTGCAGGTGGTGGTGGTTGTGTCGTTGTTGTGGTTGTTGTTGAAGTTGTGGTCGTCGAAGAAGTAGTTGAAGTTGTAGTTGTCTCAGGAATAGTTGTCGTAGTGGTAGTGCTGGTCGTAGTCGTAGTTGATTCGCCGTTGGTTGTGAACGCTTCATCAGGAACGATTGACCATCCCTCATTGTTGATGTTCCAAGCGAGCATCAGACAGGACGAGCCGCCATTCTCGTACATAAACAGGTTCAGGTTGGCATCGCCTGCACTAATGTCTATCTGCCCAGACTCCATCCAAGTGCAACCCTGATCGCCCCAGTTGCCCCACTCATTCCCACCAATGCTGATACGGCCACCATCATCGGTTGCCAACCAGAACTCAATCGTGTTGTGTTCAGGGATCGTGATGAACCCAGTCATGTGAACCATGAACAGATCGTTCGTGCAATCTAGATACGGCTCACCGTCATACGAACGGTTGATGTTGTTCTCAACCTCCGAACCACACAACAGATACTCAGTCTCAGACATGACAGGAGGTATTTCATCAATCGTGTAATACGACGTGAACAAACCTGGTGCCGGATCAGCTGACGCTGACGGAATGAAACTAAAGATCGAGGCTAGAAGCGCAGGAGCAACAATCAGCCAACGCGAACTGAACACATCAGTCAGGCTCAACTACTGGTGGTGAAACAAAGTCTGTGCCGTTCCATGTGTAACCAATACCAATAACCAAATCATCATTCACAGTGCAATCAACCCACACGCCTTCAAGGTTTTCGTTTGCCCAAACATAATCGCCAACAATAATTTGTTGAACAACGTCATCTTTTAGTTGCGCTGCGTATTTGCTCATACTTTGAACCTCACATAACAGATACCATCGCCACCATTACCGCCGCTGTTGCTTCCTGAACCACCACCCGAGCCAGAGTTTGCTGCTGCTGCTGTTCCGCTATTAGAACCACTAGCACCAGCACCAGCCGAACTGTTTCCAGCAGCACCACCAGTTGTATTACCGTAACCACCACCGCCGCCACCTTTATATACGGCTGTGCCAGCACCAATGAAAGTGCTTACATCATCGCCAGCACCGCCAGCACCGCCAGCGTTTGATGTAACAGAAACGCCTACGGCTGATATTCCACCACCGCCTGGCCCATTAGCACGGTGAGTAAAGTTTGATGCGCCACCATTGAAACCAAAATTAGTTCCAACACAAGTAGCCCCAAACTCGGTTGTAAATGCGTCTCCACCGCCACCGCCACAACCACCAGAATTGGACTGTCCGTTTGTTTGTGTTGTTCTAAGTCCTGCACCACCACCAGCAGTAGAAACCAGTGCACCAACATTAGAACCTGTGCCTTGAGTACCATTGTTGTTGCCACCTGTACCACCAAGACCTTTGGCACCAATAGTTATGGTTTGGTTGGTAGACAAATAAACGGTTGTTTGTACTCTTGAACCTGCACCACCACCGCCAGCAGCAAAACTCATAGCACCGCCACCAGCACCTCCTCCACCGCCCGCAATCATCCAGATATCGAACAGCCCACTTTTCGTGACAGCCAGAGTTGATGAACTTGTGAAGGTCAATAGCGTGTAAGCAGTACCGGCAACCGTGATCGCCGTACTTGATGCAGCTGTACCAGAAGCTGCACCATAACCAGTTGACAAATCAACCCATGCTGAACCGTTGTACACCTGCAACGCTGTTGCAGTCGAGTACGCAACCATGCCGGCTGATGGGCTTGGGATTGCAGAAGCCCTTGCAGCTGTTCCTGCGAACACCATGACGGATTGATCCATCAAGTAATTCTGGACATCACTTGATGTGAGTACATCTCCAGGTGAGAAAGTTTTGCGTCCTGATCCAGCCATGATGCCCCTATTCTATACCGACACCCAAGAGGTGCCGTTGTACACGATGAAGTTGTATGCAGTGGAGTATGAAACCATTCCTGCTGATGGGCTAGGTATCGCTGTGTCACGTGTTGCTGTACCAGAGAACACCATAACCATTTGATCCATCAAATATCCTTGGACATCACTCGATGTGAGTACGTCTCCAGGTGAGAATGTTTTGCGTCCTAAGCCTGCCATAGTGTTCCCATTCTAGGTCAAACCGTAAAGGGTTGAATCCAACGGTGACGTGTCCAACACGAACGGCAAGACAAGTTGCACTTGCCCTAACCCAACGGTGACGGTGTGTCGTTGTGGGTTGATGCTGTGACGTATGGATTCGACCACCACATTCTGTGTGACCGTTGCAGGTGTACCGGTGGCGAACTGTTTGCTGACCGACAGAATGTCACCAATCTCCAACCCTGCCATCTGTGCTTGCTGTGCGGTAGTCAACGCATTCAACAACACATCCATCTCCGAGAACCTGACCACAGGTTCCTGAAACCGTGACAACAACGACAACGCCAACGCAGACCCAGCAGCATCAGTGGCCAACGGAACCCCAGTCAACGACAACGCCTTGATCCCATACTGTGTTTGCGACGCAGTACCAGAAGCAACACTCGAAGCCGTACCACCCTCAATCTGCACAGCCACACGATTCAACACCGTCTCAGCCCCATACTGATTCGCCAACGACAAAATCGGAATCCCAGCCGTACCACCAAACGAAGCCACAGCCGTACCAAACGACACAGCAATCCGAGCATCAAACTCAACCAACCCCGAACGATTCACAAACAAACGCCCACCCTCAGCAATAGCCACGTCTTGGAGTGCTGTAAGCACATTCGTTGCATCCTCATACGCAACCGTCCCACAGGTCGCAATCCCAGTCTCAATGTTTCGCAACGCAGTCGAGAACGCCACCTCTGGACGATCCAAGATTGCCGACACACGGGCAGAGGTCAGTTGTGATGAAGGGTTGAATGCGGTCAGCACAGTCTGACCGAGTTGACCGAGCGCATCAGTAGCGACAATCGTTGCTGTTGACAGATTCGGTTCGGCATAATCAATGTTCAAGTCGTAGATGAAACCTGAGAACATTGAAGTCGTACCGGCTGTACCGCCGTACACCTCAAACTTTCGACGTGGAGCAATACCCACAGTTCCACCCGAATACCATTCTGACGCTGTGTTCAGTGGATCAAAGTATCGTGCAGCTGCACGATCATCAGCAACAATGGTGCAGTTAGATGACGGGAAGTTATCAAGTTGAGTTGTACGACCACGATTGATATTTATGTTTGTCACATACTCGGTGATGTCAACAAAGTCTGTTGACCCATCCAACACATCAGTACCATCCAACAGGCTTGAATCCAATGTGAATGCATCAGCCAAGAACCCAACATCCAACAACACCTTGTATGTTGAACCCCACTTCGCAGCCTTAGCCATTAGAAGAACGCAGTCAAATCGCCACCATTGAGACGCGCACGACGAGTCATCAAATCACTAATCTGCTCAGCAATCTCATCTGGTGAAGAAATAAGACCAGCGTTCACATTCACCACCATCCCACCCCCAGCAGGATTCGCCTTGAACCCAGTTGAGTTACCAGTCACCGTTGCCGGAATAGAAGCAGCCGCACCAGCCATCGGATTAGCAGCCGCAATCCTTGGATATTGAGCAATAACCCTAGCAACCTCAATTTGCATATCCTTGTACCGACCCAATGCTTCAGTTTCATTATCAATCGCATCAGCGACAGCATCAGTCGCATCAGCCTGCTTCTGCTTCGCATCAGTCAACGCATCCGACAACTCCTTGAATATCTCTGAACCAACCGAAGCACCAAAGATCGCCTCATTCAACAAACCAGTCGCAGTAGTCAAACCATCAGTCGCCTCAGTCTGCGCATCAATCGCATCAGCACTCGACAACTTCGCCTCAGCCAACGCAATCTCAGCCTCACGAATCGCCTGAGGTGTTGACTCAGGATCAGCACGAACCTTCTTCAACGCATCCTCAGCATCCTTGATCGCAAACAACGAACCCTCGACGTTGTACCCAGCGCGCTCCAACCCACGCTGAGCCTGCGTCAACTCGAACGCAGCCTTCTTAGCCTGAGGCGAATCAGCACCATACCCAGCCACAGCCTGATTGAACGCAGCCTGCGCGTCAGCCACACCTTGGTTCGCAGCCGTCAACGACTGGCCAGCCTTCACCGAAGCCTTCTGCGCATCAGTGAACGACTTCTGTGCAGAGTTGCTTGACTTCAACGCATCGGTATAAATCTTCAACTTCTCGGTCGCAGTCTTCACAGCCTTAGCCACACCACCAGCACCTTTACCATCAAGCCCAGCAAGTCTTGCAGCCAACTCAGCAGCAGCCTTCTCAGCATCAGTCATCGGTGGCACAACCTTTGCCACCCTGCGTCCGAACTCATCAACTTGTTCAACCAAAGGATTCATGTTCTTGAATGCGTTCAACGCAATAGCAGCATTGCCCACTTTGATGCGGAACCTATCAAACATCGCACCAGCACCCTCTATTGAAGCCTCTGCTGCTTCTTGGATGTTTGAAGCAGCAATCGCAGCTGCAAGGGCTTGAGCGGCAAGCAATGGGTTCTTGGCAACCGCTGCACCCAACGCAATACCATCGGCGAGAATACGAACGGTCTTGGCTACACCGGCAGTGAACTGAAGCATACCGACATACATGTTTTCCAAGGTATTGATTGCAGATATACCGAAGTCGCCCATCGCAGAAGCAGCAATCGCCAATGCAGGGACTAGACCTTCGTTGCCAATCGTCCTAGCAAACAGCAACACACCAGGAATGATGTTCTTATTCACATAAATAATGAACTGTTTGAAGTATGGCAACAAGATTGTTCCAAGTTCAGTTGCGGCATCACTCAATGAAGCCTTCAAGATTCGCATCTGGTTGGCAAACCCATCAGAGGTTCGAGCGAAGTCGCCTTGCGCCAAACTTGTGTCCTTGAGGATCAATGCGTAAGCAGCTTGAGTTTTCGCATTGATGTCCAACGCGCCTTTGCCGTCGTACAAACCTAGAGTCGTTGCTTCTTGTTTCAATCGCACATCGTTGATCGCAACACCGAATCGCTTCAACGGTTCAGTCTCACCAGACAAACCTGAACGCAACGCTTGGATTGCGTCCTCAATGCCAGTGTTGTTGAATGATGCTAAGTCAGCAGCCAACCCGATCAATGTGGTTGACATCTCGGCTGCTTGACCTTTGCCAGTACCGAATGCCTGCAATAAGTTTCCGAATGTTCCTGTGGCTTCTAACGCAGCCTGCTTCGTAATACCGAACGCCTGTGCTGATGTGTCAGCAAACTCGTTGACTACACCAGCTGCTTCACCGAATACAACATTGACTTTGGATTGCGATTCTTCCAAACTGGATGCCATATTGACTAACTTCAATGACGAAGCAGCAACAGCACCAAAGGCTGCGGTGCCTGCAATAGCCATTGTTTTGAACGACGGCAGAACAGAAGCAATCCTGCTCCCCATCCCACCTACATCATCGCCAACCCTCTTGATGCCTCTAAGCGCACCACCGACATCGGAGATGAACTTGACAACAAAGGTACGTTCGCCAGCCATGCGGCAATTCTAGATGACATCCTGACTTGCCAAGCGCACGGCTTCTCGGTACTCGGCAACCATCACACGGAAATCATCAGCCATTGTTTTCCACAACGCATGACCTTCCAAATGAGAATACTGTGTCATCGGTTTCGCAGCATCCCACCACGCATCATCCATCTCAACACCAACAGTGCGCCTGCGTCGAGGCTGAGCAGATTGACGTGGTGACGCAGGTGTTGGGTTCCGTGCAGGTTCGTATTGGAAGTCTGTGTCAATGAACTTGCCTGATTGTTCGTGGAACTCCCAAGGTTGATCTGGTGCATGTTGTGGAAGGTAGAAGATACGAGCAGGGTCTTTGGTCGCAGGGTCGCCAACAAGGTTGAGTCGTTCGTGTAGTTCACCCCATATCGCTCGCCACAGTCCTGCTGGCACACGCTCAGCCAACGGCAGAACCAAGTGATAGTGAGGATCATCTAGTCGATGCGAATATGTGGAATAGGCAAGATACTCAAATCCATCAAGGTTGGCGTTCGCAAACGACTCGCCGTCCATGTCAACCACCAACGCTTCAATGAAACGAACAGCAGTGTTGCCTCTAGTCCTGCCTTGGTAGTACTCAACAGGCGACCACAACGCACCATCAGACTTGTGCGCATTCTCCTCATGGTGCATCAATCGTTCTTTGAGGTCATCCCAATTCGTGGCGAACGGCTTCGGCTGAACAGACTTGACCGAATCAAAATAGACAACCATGAACGCCTCCCTAACTACAGGGTAGCGAAACCACAGCCAAAGTCAACGATCTTTCAGTTTCTCCAAAACCTTGTCAATAGCGTTCAAATACTCCTTGGCAATGTTGCCCTTGTTCTTGCGCACAGTAGGCCAGAAGAAGTACCCAGACTTCCCACGATGCCGAAGGAACTGAGTCGTCCTGCCCCCACCCTTACGAGGCATCTCAGTACCAGCCCGAGACTTAGCCCCAGCCACCGTCCGATTGGATGAGCCAAACTTGCCACCACCAAACTCGGCACCAAAGAACACGTCGCCCCTAGTCACCTTGGTCTTACGACTTCTGTTCGGCTTTGATTTTGATACGAACCCAGACTTCTCTTGCAACTTGATTGTTGGGATGCGGTCACGTTGCGCCCTCATGCCCTTCATCACTTCTAACGCCTGACGATTACGGGTCACCGATGCAGCCTCGAAGGTTGCTGCAACAACGAGCAGCTCTGCCACACCTTGACTGGCGATACGTGCTTCCTTGTTGAAGTCAGGATATGTCTTGGCTAGATCACGAAGGAAGTCACCAAGACCCTCAATCAGTACCGGCTCATCGATTGAGATGAATGTTCCTGCACGACTTGCCATACACCGATACTACTTGCCTAGGTGAATGGCTCTCCATCGAAGGTACGCCAACATTGTGAACAGCATTCGTGGTTCTTCTGCCAGCAACACTGAAGGCGAAATCGAAGTCTCGCAAGCGAGATATGCAATTACCCAGTGGGCTGACTTATCTCCAAAGGGACGATCACTGCGTCT